AAGTACCGAACTTTTTCCTTATCGGACACACTTCCGTGAAGAACATTATCTGAATCCGTATAAATTCGCACGAAGTACCGTGGTCTTTCAAGGACAGAATCATCATAAATCATAAATCCATTCATTGGATTTATATACGTAATCCCGATATTCCCTTCATCATCCACATAGTACATTTCATACCCTTTGCCATAGATGCTGCATATTTTACTAAGCTCTGCATTATTATCATCCTGGTCATTGTATCGGTCCAAAAATTCAACATAGGATCCGACCTCTTTATTTTCACAGGTTAACTTGACCGGAATGCCTATGAAAAAACCATTCATGGTATCAACAATATATTTTGCAAAATTCACTGCAATCCGGTTATCCGGCTTCCAATCCGGTTTTGCAGATTCGTAAAAAATCGGATAATTCGTCATATATGCATCTCGAAGTGGTTTGTATCTGAATGTGCATTCAGACGCATGGTGCATCAAAAATTTTATCAACTCTTTATCATCCAGCTCTTTATCATCTGATAATCGAAACATTTTATATTCCACCTTTCACAGGATTATAAGTATTTCTGTTTTCCATATTTCGGAGCAGACTGGCTGCACTGTCCGGAGAATCATCATGCTCGGCAAATTCCGAATAATCCAATATCTCATTAATGTATTCCGGATCCGTATCTTCCAACCAGATAATACGACTCCAATTCTTTCTGAGATACGTCGATATCTTCACAAACTTGTTCATACTCTCGCTGTACGGATTCACAGAGAAACCAAGTCCGCGAAGTTCCTTGGCAAGATACCCCTTATCTGCGTTCTTTTCACATGAAATAGAACCAGCCCGGAGCCTTTCATGATGCATCTGTATTTCTGTCAGGCAATCATCCACATGCTTATTCCATCGTTTACCGAATCCAATAATGTGTCCATCTGCCGCCTCTTTAAAAATTGTAAAGGCCGTTCCATCTTCACCATCGTAGGCAGCGTCAATATGGGATATCCCGTTGTAAATAAGTGTTTCTTCTGCCGTAAACTTCGGCTCTTTAAACATCGCATATCAGCAATGTGCTTCAATTCATAGTTTGCGGAAAAAAGACTGTCCGACATCGACTGACGAAGATCCTCCAGTTTATTTCTTGTAATAAGCCCTGTAGAATAACAATCGTACCGGCGGACATTCGGCATAATCGAAATAGCATCCTCTTTATGCCATGGTGTTCCAGTATTAATGAACCGTCCGCCGCGGTTACAAATATTCTGAAGCTCCATATATTGAATCTTCGTCTTTTCTCTCTCCGCCTTACTTA